GAGAACGCGAGGTTCCACTGGAAAGATCGTGCTTCCCCATTTTGAAAATACTTCTTACACCATCCCTACCAGAACCACCTTCACGAGCCAATTGAATTACGTTATTAAAATCCGAAATACCAACAATTGCAGTTGTATTGGATACTACTAAGGGTGTATCAAGATGACTCGTGGTTCCCCTATTAACAACTTGATCATTGATAAACACAGTTCCACCATTTGTGTGTAAAAGACCAACTGGGGATGCGGTACCGACACCAACATTACTCGATTCTAATATGGTTAATTTCGGCGTTCCCATAGTATCCGTGGTACTCGCATAAAAACTAAGACCTTTACCACTTCCTACGCGGTTTTCAATTCTTGTTTGGTCACCGTTCGTATCCGTAAAAGTTTTAAAATAGTTTGTATCACTTCCTATTATAGCTGCATTACTTCCGTTAAGTTTTAGATTTCCACCAAGAGTTAAGAGTTCGCTAGGTTCGGTATTGGATAAACCCACTTTGCCGTCTGAAGCTACCCGCATTCTTTCGGTATTTCGAGTCTTAAATACCACAGTTTGACTATTCGCAGATGTTTTGGCACCCTTTATTTCAATCGCACTTATATTTGACGTCTGTGGACCACATCGTAAACTGACAGTATTCGCGGTTGAATCATCACCCGATATGTCACCATGAATAATAACATTCGCTGCAGACGAAATACCAGATTCACCCTCAACTTCGATGAAATCCTGAACCAGAATTGATTGTGTGATGAGACGACCAGTCGCTGTATTACCGAGCACCGTGACAAGGTTAGCAGAATCTGCGTTAATAAATATTTTATCACCGATCGACAACATATTTGTAGAATTGGTATTCGCTATACCCGACGGGGTCGCACCAGTCGTTTGAATAGCGTGTGATTGAATCTTTGACGCTACTACCATAGGTATAGCTGCATCGGCATCAAGAGTAATCAGGCTACCCACCGTCAGCCCGTCATCACCAATTCTCAAACCCTCGAAGAAACCATACCCATTCGCATGTAGAACATTAGCCGAGGATGATGCCACATCATTGATATATACATTAGAACCCACAGAAAGGGAAAATGCTGGTGATGTATTCGCAATACCTACATTATTTTGTGTGTACACGTCACCAAATACATGGAGATTGACGGTGTTTGCCGAATCCATGGTAAAGTTTGCATCTTCGGGAGTACCGTACGTTCTAGAAAGTTTAAACTGGTCGTCGGCGTGTGTATACCCCAAGAATACATTACCAGTATCCGGGGCACCATCTCTCATGAGAACAGCCATATCGTATGTCCCATTGTTACCCTTACCCATTTGTATGACAGCGTTTGATACAACAAGATTGTCAACACTCGTGTACGATGGAATTTCGGTAATAGCTAAATTACCACTGATATCAACATTTCCAAATACCCGTAAAAATCCGTCACGAACAACGACATTACCATTTTCAAAAACGGCTACGTTGGAATCAGTACCCGCGGTAACACCTGTACCAACTGTCAATTGTTTAGTTATCGTAGAATTGGTAGACGCTGTGTTGCCATCAATTGTTAATACGTTAGAAGCTGTGGCATCAACCAAGAATTTATCGTTTGTCGTCTTGAAAGTATCGGTCGCGAATAGGTTCGTACTGACTACGTTACCACGTACGGTGACAAGATTTTGAACAGTTCTGTTGACTATTAAATCATTTGTACCAATTTGAAGATCGTTAATTGGGTTATCTGTTCCGATACCAACCTGTGTAGCGGTGAGACGATTTACATTTGTAGTACCAGCAAACTGAGTTGTGTCAGATGTAGACGTTAACTCACCGGTAATCTTCAAATTCGCTACTTGAATTTCATCTGCTGTGATCTCACCAGCATCAATACTCGCAAGTCCGGTTAAAACATCAGACTCTCTGGGTGTTGCATCTAGACTGGTTACAAAAATTTGACCAGCACGTACAAGCTTTCCCATTTATACATTAGTTGCCGAATAAAATTCCAGCTAAACCGTCCTTGATTCTGAGCACATTGTAATTCACTGCATACACGTACACATCTTGATTTGATGGTCTTAATTCACCCTTTTCAACTCCACGGAGGATAAGTTTCGCATTATCGAGACGACTAAAATTACATGAACCACTTGGGTTGTAATCAGATGCGTTTAGACAGAAGTGATACACAAAATAGCGTGTGTATACACCTGTATGACTATCTATATCAAATTCAGTTTGTCCGTAATTTGACTTGTAATAATTTTGCACTGTGTGGAAATATGTCGGGGACATGTTTTCAAGGAACGAAATACCGTTAATGAACAAATCTGCATTAGTAAATGAGAAACGGTCACCCGCGAAATTTGAAGTAGAACATCCATACCCAAAAAATAGAGACTTAACTGGATGATTAAACGACGAAATATCAAGTGCATTGTACCCACCTGATTGTGTTGTATTATCTGTAACACTTTCGAGGGGTAACTCTATCTTTTGTGTTTGTGTCACGACAAAATCTAATGTTCGACTTATTAAGGATTCTCGTTCTTCTTTATCCAGGTACACATAGTTACCGTAAAATTCAGCTTTCTTTTCATTTGCATTACAGTTTGCAACGGCTGTTTCATCAAAATTAATTTTTATTTCAACCTGGTGATGTTGTAATGCTATCAAAGGTAAAAAAGCTTTATGATCACAGAAAAAGAAGTGTAACGGTACGAACGTCTGGTTTGATGTCGAAGCTTTATTATTGAGTTCCTGAGATTTGTTGTATGTGTCGGCTAAATAATTCGGCCATATCTCAGCGAAGTAATCATAGTGTTGAGAGTCCACCTTTTGGCCACCTACATATAAATCAAGTGTAGAATTGTGAAACAAATTAGATGCTATATTGGCATTACTCGTATCACTCGATTCAAACCAAAGTCCGTTGATGACATCTCCTAAAACGGGGATCGTGACGGATGTGTCATTAGAGTGAACAGTTTTAATAAACTTTGGAGCTTGAGAAAAGTTTGTGTGCCTCGTGAATTTCATACGAAAGAATGAATGTCCCTCGTCACTCGTAAGATACACATCTTGAACTCCTTTAGAGACCAGTTGTATTAATGCACCCGACATTTAATAGATGGTCAGATTATAAAAACAGACACTTTCCCTGAGGGAATTCGTTCTTACTCTCTTCAACGTGATTGCCATGGATTTTGAAACCACCTTGACGATACACTTTCATTCGTTTGTAATACATGGCTGTAAAGACTGACCACGGATCATGAACGTCATAAATATGTGGTTCATTCTTCTTTCCTTTCGTTTCTCTCATGATTCGTCCAATACTCTGTGTAATATCTGACTTAGGACTCGCTAAAATAACGGTATCGAGTGTTGGGATGTCGAGACCTTCATGGGCCTGACTGAAGGTTGCAAAAATAATCTTCTTCTTTGAAGATTCTAGAAGCTGGGCTTCTTTCATACCACCCATATAGAGTCCAGACGTCTTTGGAAAGCACTGGTGGAGAAATTCACAATGATGTCGTCTATCACTGAGAACGAGTAATTGTCTACTACCACCCGAAGCTTTTTTTACCAATTCCACCAACATCTTATTTCTATTGCGATCTTCGACAAGTTCTGTGATCATGTTAGGCATCGAAATCTTCCCATTTCGCATAGATGGAGGTGGGTTTCTATAATTTGGAGAATCAAATGTAACTGGGAATACTTCCACCTGTTCCTGATTTTTACGTTCCACAGCGAAAAATGTAGGTCCCATGAACCAGTGAAGAACCTTCGTGAGACCATCTTTTCGTTCGGGTGTCGCCGAAAGACCGTAAATATGACGAGGACACAGTTTAAACAGAGACTGACTGAAAACTTTGGCACATATGTGGTGCGCCTCGTCTACTATGACAGTTCCTATACTTTCAAAATCTGAAAATGAATACTCTTTCAGTGAGAGGGATTGAAGCATAGCGATTACAAAATCACATTCAACTTCTTTTTTATTTTGTTGAACGACACCAATTGTAGCACCTGGACAAAACTGCTTAATCCGTTCTCGCCATTGGTCCGCGAGAAACTGTTTATGTACTATAATCATCGTGCGATACCCAAGTTTTGATGCTATGGCCAGGGATACCGTCGTTTTACCATAGCCGCACGGTAAAGAAAGGACGCCATGCCCTGCTTTAATAGCTGCTCCGAATGCTTCGTTTTGGTGTGTAGCGTCGCGAAGTTGTCCTGAAAATCGGGTATTGATTTTAGTTGGTTCTGGTCGTTTGTCATGTGTAGGCTCCCCAAGTTTAGAGGTTCCATAGAATCTGGGAACGCAGATTCCATTCTTAGCTGGTTTGAAAACTTTGAAAGGCGGTGGAGGAAATCCAAAATCTCCATTCACGATGGGTCTTACCGTTAATTCCTTTTTAATTTCTTGGATTGGACCCGAATCTATCAGGTATCCGGTCCTAGTGAGAACCGTCATGAATTACTTAGTTAAAGGTGATAAACTTTAAATGAGTAAAATGCCTACCGTAGATATTGATGAAAATATTAAACAAGTTCAAATGAACATAGAACAGTTAACCCAAGAGGTTTTTCGTCTCCAAGGTGTACTTAATACGTTTATGAACTTTAAGAAAGGTGGTCTTAAAACCATCGAACTTCCCAATGATCCCGATACCACTCAAGAAGTAAAGGAACTCGAGAGTATCCAGGAAAATCCAGAGTGATTACCAACATTCCATACACCTTTGAAGTCTATTTCAACTCCGACTTCGTCGCCCCTCTTTAGAGACTGAATAGGACGTCCCTTGACTTCACACATTACTCTTCTATAACGGAACGGTACTTTTACTGTTAGAATATTCCCGTCTATGGGGTTATCTATATTTTCATTCATGAGTAATCGCCATTTATTTATATGCATCCGTTCTATAATTTCTGAAACTTTAGCGGGAATTATAAAACGGATATACTTTTTATCATTGAAATCGTACATAGGTTCATGAATTATGGCGTCAAACTTCATCGATTTCTGTTACGGTATACTAAAACTAAAACTATAAGTATAACTAAGATAAGTAAGAGCACCTGTGTGAGAAGTAAAGGTTTGAGTGGTCGTCGTGTACCAAAACATCTATGACTCAAAAGTCGGGATACTTCCACACCCGCCTCAATACTAGAATAAGGTGTTTCACGGGGAGACATCATACCACACATCGCAACTTTGGGACATTTACCAAAATATGGAAGTTGTCCATGAAGACTGAGAACACCCGAAGACTGTGTGAATACCCATTTCTTATCCTCCATTTCCCAATCAGCTCCCCACCCGATTCGTATCTCAAGAGGTTCTGGTAAGCCAAGTTGTTTTAGAACTTCGTATTTTATGACATCTGGGTCGGAACCCAACACTTCTTCGTTAAGGTCACATATAACACATGAAATTGTATTGGTACCATATAATACCTTGGGTTGTAAATTCCATCGAGTTTCTGTTGCAATTTGAAGATCGGTTTTTAAATCGATCGGTTCATCATAATCTATCAATACGTTGATAGCTCCATATGTACTCCCCTGAACCTTCTCGAGTGCATCCGGTCCCCAGTTATCACCCAAAAAATTCAAAGCTGGGCTATTATCGAGACACAAAAAGAGCATTCCATCATCTATAATTTTTTCGTCTGTGAATGTTGCCACGAATGCGTCTTCACCGTATTCAACATCTTTTAATTCCATACCAAATACAAAATTGGCACCGGCGTCCATAAGAGCCTGTTCCATCGCATCACACATCACTTTACCTGATACCTTCTGTGTGTACATTTGTGAAAGTACGGTATGGTCTAGATTTTTTACAAATTCGTACGCCGTCATGACATCCCATGTAACCCCATCCATGATAAGTGGCAAATGTTCAATATACTTTTGACCCTTTTCACTTAAAGGTCCTACAGCTTCTTTCAGAGATATACCTTTATACTTTTCACTGTGTATGAGTACTCGAGAAAAAAGAGAAATCAAAATTCCATAATCTTTTACACTCAAAGATTTGAAAGCAAAGTTTAAATGTTTTTTCTTTTCAATTGGTTGAAATATTTCATTCCAGTCGATGTTCATTTCAGAAAATAATGATTGTGTGTTGATGAATGCCTTATCGAATACAATTCTGTGTGCATGAAGATCACGTGATTCTACACTAGGTTCCCACCAAGAACCACCAGCTGATATCTTTCTATCGTAAATGGTAACATCATGATCACCTGTGCGTAAGATTTCCCATGCGAGAGATAATCCAGTTGGACCAGCTCCTACGATATGAATCTTCATTCTATATTTAGCTTATAGAAAAAATCCTAAGGTTAATGTAGGATATGTTGAGTATACTCAGTCAAGCCAATATGAAGACGCCACCTGTCAAGTTGGCGCCAAATCAAAAGGTAAAAACGTGGAAATTTGCAGCTAAATATTTATGGAAAGAACGCTTTACTGAAGATAAGGCTGAGCTTGGTCGATGGACGAAAGGTGAACTTCTGGACCTTGGCCCGACATTTGTAAAATTAGGACAGATAGCGTCCACACGAGGAGACCTCTATCCACCAGAGTTTACCAAAGAACTTGAATCTCTCCAAGATAATGTACCACCATTTGATTTTAAGCTTGTAAAAGATGTTGTAAACAGAGACATATTCAAAGATTTTGACGAGATTCCATTTAAATCGGCCAGTATTGGACAGGTTCACAAAGCTACCTTAAAAAATGGTAAGAAGGTTGTTGTAAAATTAAAAAGACCTGGAATCCTAGACATTATGAAATCAGATACAAATAATGTTAAAAAGATATTGGACTTTATTCAGTCAATAGGTGTTGACACTGGTTCTAGTTCTGAATTTGTTCTCAATGATTCTATAGAGTATCTTCTTGGGGAGGCCGATTATAAACAAGAGGTTGAAAATGCGATTAAGTTTAGAAGGAGTTTGAAAGGGATTGATTGGATAAAAGTACCTTATATGTATAAAAAGTACTGTACCGATGATATGATTGTCATGGAGTATGTAGAGGCTGATAAGATTACAGAGATCAAAAATAAGAGAATCAATAAGAAGAAGGTGTGTGAAGCATTGGTTAATTCGTATGTCATTCAAACGATGGACGGTGGGTTATTTCATGGTGACCCACATCCGGGTAATTTGGCCATTTCCAAAGATGGTAAATTAGTGTTTTACGATTTTGGTTTATTAATTGAGTTAAATGATGAATTGAAACAGGGTTTCGCAGACTTATTCGGGTGTATTATAAAACGAGATACAAAAGGAGTTGTTCAAATATTAATTAAATTGGGTGTCATTGTACCAACATCTTCAGACATCAGTGATATTGAAATATTTTTTGAAACCATATTGGGGTATTTAGAGACCCTAGATGGTGGTGCTATCATGAACGATGAACTTGCGGCTGAACTTGCTATGGAAAAGCCATTTGTTGTACCAACAAGTTTTGTATATTTAGCGAAATCCTTCTCCCTCATAGAAGGGATATGTCTCCAACTCGATCCAAACTTTGATTACTTTACGTACCTGGAACCAATGATTCAAGAGCAGTTTTTAGAATCTCTTGATATAAGTGAAATTATCATGAACACTACAGAAATTCCATCTAAAATTGGAAAAATAAATTCGACTGTTCTCGGCCTTGAGAGGTCGAGAGCAGCGATGAAACGGTCAATGATTAAAACACGACAGGAAATACGGATAGTTCAATACAGTGTGGTATGTGCTCTATTAGCGGAGAGATTCAACGGGACACCATTCGCTGCACTACTTGTAGGTTTTGCGATTTGGATTACTTTTCGTAAAGATCGATCTCTTTAGCGTTACTCTTCTTTTTCTTAGTTTTCTTTTCCTCCTTCTTGATAACATCTTGGTGTTCTTTGAACATCTCTTGAACACGCTTACGCTCGTCGCGGGCGATGTCGCCAATCTTATCCTTGATCTTGTCTACCTCGGTCTTCCTTTGTTTTTGGATTTTCTTACCAATTTTCTTAAAGTCATCAGTTTTGGCGAACCATGTGGGGGATGCGGTAACAGCGAACATAGTGTTTGTTGTATTTTAAGGACATTTAATTTTTAACCGTTTTAATTTTTCTAGAAACTCTCTCTTTTCACCTGGAGATTCAATTTCCTTCCCAGAGTTTATATTTTCAATTTCAGGTCCCGTTAACTGCATCGCGTTTACACGAAAGTCCATGAATGCCTCCATAGAGTGGGGTACTAGGGGTTGGACAAGTTCATATATAGCCGTGGCATAGTCACGAATTTCCTTTTGAGCGTGGTGATCCATCCTCAATTGTAAGAAATGCATGAGATTGTGTAGGTCCATCTTCCATACGAAAGAAGTGTATGTCGATTGAGGGAGAACACCTCGCGCCTGTTCCCTACAAACCCCCTTCTCGAGCAACTGTTCATACAACTTAAATGCCTGCTTATACTGTTCAGAAAGAGTTTGACTCAATTCATCATCTAGTTCCACAACACCTTCTGATCCTTGATGATTCACGGCCGATTGTCCACGGAGGACTTCCGGCTCGTAGTATTCCTCATCAACGATAGAATACCTAGCGGACATCTCATTCACGGATGCAGTTCGATGCCTGAGCCACTGACGAGCGATGTAAAGGGGTGCCTTGATACGAAATTTGAAAACAACGAGTTCTAGAGGAGAAGTGTGCCAATTACGAACAAGATATCTAATGAGACCTCGGTCACCACGAGTGGTTTTAGTACCCGTTTGATAACTCACACGGGCACCATCCACGATAGCCTTGTCTAGATTCTCTTGAGGCATGTGGTCGACGAGCTCTACAAATCCATGATCCAATACTTTTTTCATTATAACAATCTATCCGTTCTAATCTTTAATAATCACAACTATCATCGAATGGGACTTCTCCACAAAAGTCGTACAACTCATAAAGTTTTTCTTGTGACTTTTCAATCTCAACTGTCGTATTATTCATGACATCAATCGCGTTATCGATGAGATCTAGAAACGAATCAAGTTGGTCGATCGCTACACGATGATGTTTCCTGTTTGTTTTGGAAGAATGTGCCGCAGCCCTAAGATGCTTATTACTCTTGATGATCTTGTCAATATTGGGTTTGGACTTGTCAGGGGTCGCGGACATTCGGATTGTGAGACTCATCATTGTGAATTTATATCTTTAATCAGTTCACTTAGGTTTCGATAATACCTCTTCAGGTCTTTCATAAATCTTTTATTATTTTCTAAAACTTCACATTCAACTTTGTTTAAATAAATCCAAGCAAGATTTGATTTTGAATATTTTGTAGCTTTTTGATTTTCATTTGGTCGACGCGCCACCAACTTTGTAGACTTCTTCTTTTGTGAAGCGGGTAACACCTCTTTCCTATTCACGAATGATAACGCCTGCATGACAGTGTCTGCGAGGTCATCTTTCTTTTTAGATTTTACGAATGTATCAATCCAATGTGAATTTACTGAGTTGCTACGGATAAAATCTTCACATCTCTCGATTGAAACCTTCTTTCTCTTATTGTATTGTGCCTTACCAGGTCCGGCAACATCCGGAATCTTGTGACGAGCATCGTAAAGAATAGTTTCAGCTTTGGGACATCTGATGATGAAGTATGCGTGAAGGAAGTGCATGACTGAAACCATTTTCTTGTTGCGGTCTGGTTGCTTCTCGATGAGAATAGTCTTCGCCTTGAGGACCCATGGACGGGCGTCTAAATGGTCTCTCATGGAAACATATACACCATCCTTATGTTGAGGGGGTATACCATCCACATCCCACTCAACAACTAGGTTGTTTTTGTCTTCGTCGAGAAGGCACATCGCCAAATTCTTTATACCAACATCGATACTAAGAATCATTAGTATAAAGACTTAATACCTCTTTAACTTAATGAAGTGTATCGCTCATCGAGGATACTCCATCGATCGTATCGATAACAGTATTGATGCGATTCAAGAAGCTGTTCATAGGTCATACGATGGAGTTGAGATAGATGTACAACTTTGCGCATCTGGGGAAATTGTACTTTTTCATGATGTATACGTGGGAGAACAATTCGTAAGTGATTTATGTCTAAACGAATTGAAACAATTTGGGATTTGCTCACTCCAAGATGTATACGAACAAATCCCGGATATATCAAAAACGTTACTTCTTCTAGACATCAAAGGTACCGATTTTAAAATCGCTTCGGCACTTGTCAATTTTTATAAAACTAGACCAACACGTAATGTCATTTTTTGTAGTTTCAATCGAAAATTAATCCATAATCTCCCTATGGAATTTCAAAAAGGTTCCACTTTCGAAACAACGTTTATTAATGACGAGTATGAGATGTTAACACGGGGTCTCACAGCGGTAGTCCTACATTGGACATGTTTAGATCATCACTTCATATCTTACTGTAAAATGAAAGATATCAAGGTGTATACATACACACACAAAGAGGACAAAGAACTGGAATATATGTATAGGTTCAATGTCGATGCAATTATAACAAATGGATTTTAGAACTTTTTCATGGCGGTCCTACCCATATTTTGACCGGCGGGGGACATGAACATAACGGCCATACCAATCACGAGCACACAGACGATACATACAGACGCACCCGAGGCAGCCATGGCACCCTGTTGGGAAGTACCTATGATATCAGCGATACCACCAAAGACAGAATCCATAACTTCGGCGATACCTCCTTGCTTTTGTGTAGCCGCGGCGTCAGAGGAAGCGGCCATCTTATTAAGCATAGTGTTATTAGAGATGGACTCCTTTAAAGTGGACATAACAGATTCAGCCTTAATCTCGGAAACAACATCCTGACTGAAATTAAGTGTCGCATTTCCAACTGTACAATCGTACCGTTTTACGTTCAGTTCACCGTCTTGAATATTTACCTGTTCAGAAACGGTACTCGTTAGGTTATTCGTAGTGATATTATTCTCTACGAGATTCTGAATTTCCATATTGATATCTGTTTTGATATCTTGATTCATATCTCCACTGACGAGTGCACCCAATTCACTTCCCATTTGTGAATTTTTCTCGAGTGCAGCAGAAGCAGCAGCCTGCATGTCATTCGTGATTGAAGTTTGCAATTGGGCTATCTCTTCAACTGAAAATTCTGAAGAAGCCATGGTTTTTGATGTAATTTTTTGACTTAGATTGACATCACAACCAATAATTTCCCCAAAGTTAACTTGCATACCCTGAATGTTCGCACCAGTCGCACCAGTTTCTTGTGTATTATTAGTTACGATATTCGTAACATTTTCACTGATTGCCGAAAAATTAAAAGTTTGTTCGATGGATTGGTTTGTTTCACCACCGGAACCACCCATGGTTTTTATAATCACCTGAGAAAAAAATGTCACTCTATTTCAAATGAAACCAAATACCAGATTACGTTTGGAACAAGGATTTTTAATTGTGATCATCCTCGTTGTCATTGGTTTAGTTGTTAGGGGTCATAAACAGACTGAACATATGAAATCTATAACACATTGGTCATCTGAAAGGACAGTCCTAGAATATATCAATTCGAGAGACGATTTAAAACCCGTTAAGTTCGTGTTAGCTCAACAGATTGTAGACATATCAGGTGACGAGTCCAATTTTGAACGAGTTATATTATTGGCGCATGATAACAAGAAAGAAGAAATTATTCAAATCATAAATAACTTATAAAAAAATCTTAAATAAGATTAAGTATGGGTAGTGGTGGCGGTGGTTCACCAGCCCCCCCTCCTCCATCATGTCCACACGGTGGTGAAGTTGTCGTGAAAGTCACACGAAATCTTGATCAACTGATGGTTTATGATGAAAAAAAACGCCCAAGTGGAACGAAACATGTTTGTAAGTACAATAAAAATACGGGGACACTCGGACAACTAAAACGTACTTTACAGGGTAATCAGCAAGGGGTAGAATATGGTTCAATGGTAGATAACATATGTATGTGGTTGGACAATGCGGCTTTCGCTTTACCAGATAGTGACGGTATATGTGCTGAACAAGCATCTGGAAGACGGCTCGCCAAAACTTTCTGTTTAAGAGGTGAGAATATGGTAGAAAAAACCACTGTATGTAATGAAGGTATCCTTGGGGGGACCGCTACACACGGAGTTTACGGTGAAGCATTACTGGAATATTGTTCTAGAGATGGTAAAATAATTAGTCATCAAGCTTGTAAAAACTTAAACGACGGAGATTACCAACGATTAGCTGCTGCGCATTGTGTAGCAAATCCCACCGATCCGTTTTGCTCATGTTACAACATCATGAATGATGTATGTAAAAGTAATTCAAGTGCCGCTGGGTGTGCTGAAAAAAGGAATAAGTTTGATAAACTCGTCGCCGGGACACCGGAGGGACAAAAACAGCTTTGGAGTGGTCTAGAAAAATGTTTCGGGGGTGTTTGTTCTGGAGCTGGTAAATATTTACCACCGGGAAATGATTTAAGGTGTAATAGTTCTGTAAACATATGTGTTCAAAATGTCGAAGTCGGTTCTCTGAATGATTCTGGTATGAACATAGTATGTGATATAGATTCGAGTACTGGTTCGGGTGTTAGTGATGGTGGCGGTGGTGGCGGCGATGGTGGAGATACCCCTACCGTTTCGGTTTCCGATTTTAAATCAAATCCTGGGTCTTATATTCCTAAAAGTTTAGAGGGTCTTAAGAATGATACTCGACAAAAAACGGGTGCCGCCATCGGTGGAACAGTATTAATGTCGTTCGTGAGTGCACTTTTATTATTAGTTCTGATAATGAGTATAGGTGGTGGAGGTCGCCGTGGTCTTCGAAGGTAAACATTTTCATTTTAAATAAAAATATCCTTTTATTCTAAATGAAACTGAAACTTAAATTAAATCAGATCGTTCTCGCATTGGCTATCGTCGTTGTCATGTATTGGATATACAGGCGAACTCGTATTGAGCTATTGGAAGGGGGCGAACTAAAAAAGTCTGAGGCTCTCATGTATGCCGAGAGTTCCGATGAACCTAACCCTTTCATCCTCTATGGAATGGTCAAGAAACAAACCGATGATGAAGAGAAGCAAAAGAAAGCCCTAACCCTAGCGACACAAAAGAAGTACGGCGAACTCAAGGAATTTCTGGCGACCATTTAAAAAAAATATAAACTAACATCAGTAGAAGCCTATGGTATGCACGGCTGAAGTACAAAACTGGGACGGCGCTCGACCTGTCTCCGGCCCGAATAATTTTCAGGGTGGTTCAGGTAACAAATCGTTCGGTACCCCACACAGTCACGGGATTTCAGGGATGCAAGTTACTGTATCTGGGTGTGGTGATACCCATCAAGTCATATTTTCTGAGTATGACATGAATAAACATGGTGGGCAAAATACGATGGTATTTCAAGATGGTACACATTGGTTTCATCACTTATATGGGCGAAGCTCAGTCGCTACAATTAATGAAGTACCACTCAGTACCAAAGCTGTTGGGTATCAAGATGCTTATTACATATCTGACTATGGCGTAAAAAATGGTATGCATCAGTTGTTTCATGGAAGTTGGCAACTAGCACAAGGACAATATTATAATCAGTCTCAACTATGCCCAAATGGTGGTGAAGTGTGGCCTATGGGTATGCATAACGAACACGGTGGAAGACACAATAAAAAACCTAGGTATGCGTGTGTATACGACAAAACCGAATCCAAAATAAGACAAGTCGAAAATGGTACGAGTGGTAAGTTGAATCGTCCAATGTACGAGGATTTAGTTAATCGTTTATGTTCCAAAAAGGAAAATTTAACATTTGCGTTACCCGGTGGCTCTCTATGCGCTCAACATAACACAGGTAAAGGTTTGGCCGAAGGGTTTTGTAAAGAAGGTAATAACTTTACTAACGTACCCACTGTCTGTAGTGCTACAGGTCTTAGTGCGGTGGGTGGACAAGCTACGTATAACGGACTTCTTAAATGGTGGTGTGGGAGGGGTGGAAACATAAAAGATGCCCGATGTGATGCCTTGAGTGCCACTGATTATAATTCCGTATCTGAAGCGTATTGTAAAACTGGTACTGGTAGAGGTGACGCGTTTTGTACGTGTTATAACGTCGTGAATGGTGTATGTGATAGTCACAGTTCTGCGGCTGGGTGTGCAAAGAAAAAACAAACGTTCGATAAGCTCGTTGCCGGAACACCCGACGATCAGAAAAATGTATGGAGTGGTATGGAATCATGTTTTGGACGAGTGTGTACCGGTGCCGGTAAATATATACCACCGAATACGAACCAAAATTGTGATAAAACGGTCAACGTTTGTATTCAAGATATTGATATTGGTAGTATGACTGACTCTAATATCAAACCAGTGTGTAATATTAATTCGGGAGATGGGGATACACCTGCCGAGCAACAAGCGGTGCAGAGTGAACTTGAAGCAGCTAAGGCAGCCGTAGCTGCGGGAGAACCGGGTGCTGAAGAACGTTTAAAGAAAGCCGAGGAAGCTCTTAAAGCAACAGAAGAACAGGGTATTGGTGCCTACATACCCATGAGTATTGAAGATTTGAAAACAAATCGAACAAAACAGGTGGGAGCTCTTGGTGGTGTGGGTAGTTTCGTGGTGATTTGTATTTGTTTAATACTGTTAGTCGTGATAGCCAGTAAAGGGGGTCGTCGTGGTGTCAAAAGATAGTTCTGTCATTTGACTGTATGAACATCCAAATTATACGGGTGATCATATAAACACGACGACCACTTTCACCACTTCAGGTGAAATTTTTCTCAGTATACCAGTAGGTACCTACTATGACATGTAGGCTTAGATTGTACAAAGATATAAATCGGAATGGTACTGTCATAACCTGGAGAGGAACCACAGGATCTGAAAATGTTCAGAATGTTCCTGGTATAGATTATAGGTTTGGTTATAACAAAGCATCTTCCTATGAAGTAGGAGCGGATAAGCATTGTATGATAGTGGGGTATACATGGAATGGTGGTGGTATTCACCATTACAATGGAGATCCACACGGTGACATCAAAATGTTCAAAAACGGAGTGAATAATGACTTAAGAAATGTGGAAGGACGTGAGACTAGACATTTCAATGATGATTTAGACGGTATTAGACTCCAATTCGTACCGGGTGCCAATTCTGGTCAGATGCAATATCCCATAAATATACCAGCACAAAAACCACACAACTATTTTTCACCTAGAACTGTCACGGGTGAAGTATTAGATTCGAACGGTACTAGATTTACACCATGCCCAGGTGGAACTGCATATTTTAATTCACAATCAGGTATAACATGTATTTATGACAAAAGTGCATCTGCACTACAAACCCTACACGCATCTACAAAGTATAGTAATATGGGTGCGATGCATACGTCACTTGCTGGTACGTTTTGTAGTGATAGCAATAAAGTATTTGAAAGTCCTGGTGGAGACGCGTGTTTGATAAGAAATGAGGGAAAAAGGTTAGCAAAGGAGTATTGTAGTGTTGGTAGTAGAATCAGGAGTGATCCAAACTGCACGAAAGAAAATATGGATGTAGCTAATTATGATGAAGTGGCTAAAACATATTGTAATACTGCTACGGGTAGGGCGGACACCTTCTGTAAGTGTCATAACATCACAAGTGGTGTATGTGATGCACATCCTACTGCTGCTGGATGCGCAAAGAAAAAACAAACATTTGATAAGCTTGTAGAGGCAACACCCTCCGATCAAAGAGATCTTTGGAGTGGTATGGAATCGTGTTTCGGAAGGGTTTGTACTGGTACGGGTGTATTTATACCACCAAATTCAAATCAAAATTGTGATAAATCGGTAAATGTATGTATCCAAGATATTGATATTGGGTCCATGACAGATTCTAATATTCAAGCGACATGTGATATCGATGCAGGCTCTCCACCCTCTGTTAGCGAACCATCAACTTCTACTCCCCCTCAAAGTGAACTCGAAGAGGCCGGGGGAGACCCTGGTGCCCAAGAAGGACTTGATGCGGTTGAAGAACCTCCATCTCTGACAGATTTTCAAACTAACCCTAAAGCATACATCCCAAAAAGTCTTGAAGATTTGAAAACAAATGAAAAAAAGCAGATGGGAGCTTTTAGTGTTGGAATGTTTTTTATGTTCTTGTGCCTCATACTTTTACTCGTGGTAGGGAGTGGTGGCACCGTACAGGGTCGTCGTGGTGTCAAAAGGTAATATTTATCCTCTCATAAATTTTCTAATGTTATGATAAGATAGATGAGTTGTAAACTCAAACTATGGCAGCACGGGGTTGGTCAAGCCGGTGACGGGAATGAGGAGTTCACAGAAAGTCGAGGTGTTACTCATAATGATCATGCCTCGGCGTATAGCACAGAGGGTGATTGTTCAAATACATCGTGGGGTGTATTTTTTCATAACCCCCCCGAACAGGGTAGTGGTATAATTATTGGTAAGGGGGATGCTGCAGGTGGCCCTTTATGGAATACACACGGTGAGGGTAAGGGTAGTTTAAATCATCGATTCTACAAAATTGATGATGAGATAAGTTTCGTGAAGAAAATAGAGTTCCCTGCCATACCCGAAGGTGCTATATTAGAAAACGTCGACGTGTACGGAAGAAGAGCCGATGGACGAATGGGGCAATGGGGACACTACCCGTATGTAAATGATTTAGATTTAGCTAATCCTAATCATACTCAACAGCTTCTCGTACATGAAGGTGTAGGAGGGTCACCGGAAGTTAAAGGGGCTCCGTGTCCAGGTGGTGTTGGTATACCTATTGGACATCGCACATATCGGTGTATGTATAAGGATAATAATGAAATACAAGGACTTTATTCAGGTATTTCGGATAAACTCGCCGATCCGCGTAGAGATTTATACGGTCGAGTCGTGAAGAAATATTGTGAGGACAACGAAAATATTTCAAAAGGTGTCGGTGGAGGTCTCACATGTGAGGATTTTGGTGCGAGTAGAGAAGAATGGTGTTCACAAGATGAACGTATAAAAACCGAACCAAGTTGTTCTAAGGGACTCATAGGCAACACATTATATCACAAAGTCGCTTCAGCTTATTGTGTCGCGAATCCTACAGATGAATGGTGTAAGTGTTATAATTTAATCAATAAAGTATGTACCAAAACTGACCCACCACAAGATTCCGAGGCTGCGGGGTGTAAGCATGCATACGGAATTATCGAGACGAATAAAAAAGCTTTTGGTCCCGCGGTTAAAATACAAAAAGCCGAGAAAAAGGTAAAAGATGCAAAAGAAGGTACAGATGAACATACCGAAGCTGTTGCAACATTGGCAGAATTAAAGAAAAAGGATGGTTATCCCATTTTGGTAGAAAACGTACATTGTAGACCAGATGCATGTAATTCGGTGTTAGGTGGAGGATACATACCCGAGAATCCCAAGGGTTCGTGTGCGGCGACACACAACTTTTGCGATCAAGATATTAATATAAAGAGTATGTCAAACATGGACATAGTTTTGGCATGTAACACAGGATTTCCATATGAAAAACCTGATTGGTGGGATGATCCCATCGAACCGTTTAAACTGAAACGTGAATTTCCATATAATAAGTTTCCCCTTAACAAAACACCTATGTTTAAACTTCCAAATCCTAAAAGATTTAATATGAGGAACAAAAATGACAAGTATCATGTATACACTGGTGTAGGTTCAATCACCATGTGTTGTTGCTGCCTCATTATGATGATCATGATGAGGCGGTTAAAGAGAAGATAATCCTTAAACGTATGTGGTGTTGGTGGTGTTGTCATCCTTTCGATGGTACACCCCTAAATATGCCTTTAAGTTATGATGATCGTCGAAATAGTTTTCGTACAACTGGTAACTTTTGTTCTTGGAGTTGTATGAAAACGTATGCGCTAGATAAATACGGGTGTGGTAAGGGTAGTATGGTAACCTCAAATATGGTCATGATGAGACGAAGAATGTATGGAAAAAAAGCATTAGATGGTGTTAAACCCGCACCGTGGAGATACCGACTAAAGGTGTTTGGTGGAGATATGACAATAGAAGAATTTAGAAGTAATCAAACTATTGATAAAGAAATTCCTAAAACTACCGATACAAAACCAATACTTGATAATATAATACCCGTTATTTCAAACACTAAAAAAATGGATGAAATAAAGAATTCGACTTCTAATAACAACGCGCTAAAACTAAAAAGAACTAAACCGCTAAAACGAAGTCATAATAACTTAGAATCAGCGCTAGGTCTTATCATTACCCCCAAAACCTAGTATCCTCTTTTGTTTAGCTGTCGGTAATGATGGTGGTAAATTTTCTGTTTTTTTACTGTGAACCCATCGTTCACCGTCATGTGCGACCCAACATATATCATACCTCTCCATTGTCTTTCTACACAATACACAAGGTAATGATATACCGTCACCGTACACCGTTTTTCGACCTATTACTAAATGACCATATTTTCTATGGACCCAATCCGAGAATTGATGAGGTTTGTGCCCCTTTCTAAGACATTCTCTGTATAATTGACGAATAAGTTGTCTCTCGGCACACATATGATTACTACTCTGTATAGAAGGTCCTCTTGACATTGAACCTATTACCGTACAGTACTTCATACTTGACAATTCAAACAAGTTGCTCCGTCGTATACAAAATCACACTTTTGACACTCACTTAGGATGTTAATCCTCTTTTTAGGTACTAACCCTTTAGCGAATCGTTCGAGTTCCTTTACTGTATAAATTCCGTACTGAATCATCACATCCAGAGATGGAAATCTCATTCTAAAATGATTACGTGTCGTTTTTTTATATTACTTATCCACAATCAAGCATGGGAGACAATTAGCCACAGCCTTTTGCGCTTTCATCATATTAGCGAAACCATCAACCATGGGAGGGACCATAGTCTTAAGAACAACTTCAAATTCACTGTCCTTCTCGCCGTCATCAATCTGTTCAATCAAGTGGTTGAGTACATTAATGACAAGCTTCTTCTTCTGGGGTCCGGGGAGTTTCTTAAACTTAACGGACTCCATCATGAGGCGACCTAACACGGGGGGAATATCTTCCTTCTGAAATCCGTCATCGAGGTATTCAGCCTTTAGCTCCTCAACTGTTCTGACAAGGCTCTGAGCATCAATCTTTCCCGCAAATTTCTGTAAAATAATATCCATATACTATAACTGAGAATGAAAATTGACGATATCATCGCGAGTATCGCTCTGGGTCTGGGTTTTGTTCAGATTTACGACAATTTTAACAGGTCAGATGAAGTTGGTGAAGAATCTAAACAAATGTTACTTTTGGGTATAATAACTACATCGCTCTGGCTTACGTACCAGACTAGGCGATACGGTCTAAATCTTTTGACGGTAAATACGTCTATCGCTTTAGCCGTTCAGATTTATGTGATTAGCCGAATCTATAAAAATAAGTTAATCTGGTTTAAAGGATAAAATAATATGTTATCCAGAAATGAGCACTCTCATTCTTGCGTCTGTTAACAAGCCGGTCGTCAAAACGAACAAGATTTCTAAGAAGGCTTCGTCCACTTTCAAGTCTCCTATGCTCACACCTATTGAGCGCCCTAACGATTTCCTTGCGGTCGCTGAGCGTGTGAATGGTCGTGCTGCTATGATTGGTTTCACCTCCGCTGTGATTGATGAGATCATGACTGGTAATTCACTCAGTACCCAGTTCCATGATAACATTGGTCTATCTGTTGCGGTTGCGAGTTTGGCATTCCTTGGAACGGCATCTAACCCTAATGACGAGGGGTACGTTCAAGGTTTCTGGAAGCCTGAGACTGAGCTCGTAAATGGTCGTCTCGCGATGGTCGGTATCGCATCTCTTCTTCTAACCGAATCTCTTCACCCCCATGTTCCACTTTTTTAGAGTGGTTTAAAGATACGAATCTTTTAGAATATAGAAATGAGCACTCTCATTTGTTCGTCGGTTAAGCCAACCCTTCGTGTCCATCGTCAGACCACTAAGCGTCGTACACGTGTCACACCAATCACGCGTTCCACCCCTGAACCCGTTCAGGATATCGTAATCGAGTATGAGGAGAAGCCTGAACCAGTCCCAGAATACCGCTTCGCTGAGGTTCTTAACGGTCGCGCTGCTATGCAGGGTTTTCTTTGGGGTTCTATGAATTGGGTGATGACTGGTGATAACATCATTCAACAGGTTGAGGATCCCGTATATGCGATGGCTGCGACTGGTGTAGTCACCACATTGGCGCTCGCATCGGTGTTTACCGCCGAAGATTTCACCATTGAGAAAATCGGGGCATTTACCCCCGAAGCCGAACTCAAGAATGGTAGGTTGGCTATGCTCGGATTCACTACTCTATTGGGATTGAGTGCCATGTAACCCAAAAATTCAATCATATTAACTTTTTCTTCCATTGAAAATGTTCCTGCCCTAGGTAACACGTAGGACAAGAACATCATGAGAATGTATGTATTTATAGCTATCGCTTTCATTTAGGCGATCTTGGCCTTACTTGGTCGCAACATAAATAATCCAACCAAAAAAGCGAGAAGGAAAATAACAAGGCTTACTGCACTATAAGCCTTTTTGGAATCGTCACCCTTCGCATCCTCACAGGTCCTCGACCAGTTGAGTGCGGCGGAACTACCGACGACACCCATGATACCAAAGAGAAGAACCATGATACCACTGAGCTTATCACCGGCAACCTTGAGAAGTAAAAGGGTGCACGGAATGGTGAGAGCCATTGTAAGCGTATACGATAAAAAGTTTTTGAGATTCTCTTGTGTTTTATTACCGTGTTGCTCGGTACACTTGGTGAACATATCGATACCGAGGGCAGCGATGACAAGGTAGAAGAACCCAAAGAACATGATTATACCGATCTGACCGTAGTTGATTTCGAGACCTACCGTCTTGGCAGCGTTCGCGGCAGCACCCTGATAGGCGGCAGTTTGTGTAACAGCCGTACCAGCGGCACCCATTTTACCCGCCATAGCCCCACCGGCGGAGCCCATCGCCCCCTGGGCCCTACCCGCCATAGCACTTAAAGCAGCCATCTTAGACATTTATTATACCATGAGAAAATTTATGAGGTCTTTCCTGGTCTTTTTCTGAGACCATCCTAAATTCTTTATTTTTTTTGCACATATGTAGTATCTTTGGTCGTTAAATGGGCGATCTTCAACATATGTAATCCAGTCGTCATAGTTTTTAGTACCCTTTACAGTCTCTATGATAAGTTGAGTCACTTCCATGACGGTAAGTTCATCGTCTGATGCGATGTTATATACTTCACCCGGTACACCTCGTATCCATACAATATCCACCGCGTCTACTACGTCATCGACGTGCATAAAAGCCCGTTTCACTGTCGCAGATTTAGAACCATGTATCGTACACTTCTCACCTTCCTTTAATAATCTCTTAAATTTCGGTATGAGTTTTTCGGGGTATTGATTCGGTCCGTATACATTATTACACCGTATAACCTTGATGTTCATACCGAATGATTCTATGTACGAACGAACTATCATTTCCGCTGCAGCTTTAGATGCCGAATAAGGGTTTGTGGGTCGTAATACACCTTCACCTTCCGTGAATGGTACATCGGTTTTGGATTCTCCATAAACTTCATCCGTACTGAAATGTATGAATTCTACGTCTGGTATATGACGCCGACACGCCTCAACAAGAACGTGTGTGGCGTGTGTGTTATCCATAGTAAACGACAACGCATTATCAAATGAATTATCCACATGACTTTGTGCTGCAAAATGAAAAATGGCGTCAAAGTGGTAAAGTTTAATGAGATGCTCGATGAGTTCTTTATTTCCAACGTTTCCCTTTACGAATGTGGCTACACCCGGATTTACATTTTCTACATTCGAACAATAATCTAGTTTATCTACATTTACAAAATTGATAGAGGGATACCGTTCCTTCATACGATTAAGGAAATTGGAGGCGATGAAACCACATCCACCCGTGACCATTACATTACTGAACATCGCTCGTTTAGTTTATGGTCTGCAAATGTTTTAAGCAATTTGCACACACGATCTACATCGTCAATTGTCATACCGTGATGCGCACCAAGAAGAAATCCATCCTTCATGATGGTGTCTGCATTCTCAAAATCTTGAAGATACTCCCTGAAAGCTGGGTGTCTCGTGATATTACCTGCAAATGTGACTCGGGTTTGTACGTTGTTTTTTTCCATATAGTTGACGAGTTTGAGTCTATCTGGGCACTGTAAAGGGATGGCGAGCCAGTTTGGAAGTCTACTGTCATCTGGGAGTGTATAATATGGGCAATCTTTTAGATTTTCTATGTATCTTTGGACGTTCTGGCGACGTTTTTTTAAGAAACCTTCAAGTTTATCTAGTTGCACTAGACCGAATGCTGCATTCATTTCACATGCTTTGAGGTGATACCCCGCGACACCGTATAGAAACTTCCAATCGTATGGAATACCATCGACTGAGTGATTGAAGCGTTCGCTCGGTTCTTCGATATTGTCACCGATTCTTCCCCAATCCCTAAACATGAGGGCCCTTTTAAGATGGTCTGCATCATTAAACATGACCATTCCACCAATTCCACCCGCTGTAATTACATGACTGGCATAGAAACTTGTGGTACTTATGTCTGTACACTGTGTATGTGTGATGGTATCGGCAGAATCTTCAAATAAAATGAGATTGGGAAAGGTTTCGCGAATTTCTATCCAATCTGGTGTATTACCAATTAGATTTGGGAGTAAGAGACACTTCGTATCTGGGGTGACAACCTTCATAAGCTGTTCAACGCTTGGAACGTACGTGTCGAGACCGACATCACAAAATACAGGTTTTAAACCCAATTGTATGATGGGAGCAACAGTTGTAGCGAATCCACAAGCAGGTGTAACTATTTCAGAACCTTTTGGTAAATTGAGTGCGTGTAACCCCAACAAAATTGCACTACTACCAGAATTTACAAAAAGTCCACTTTTCTTTCCGAACAGGTCAGATACCCTTTTTTCAAATTCAGTAGTACGCTTACCAAACCCAGCGAGCCAACCATCGCGAAGACAATCTTCAACAGCTTTAATTTCTTCTTCCCCATATGATTCAAATTTATTCGGGGCATACCAAATCTTCTTTGGCATTCTGGTTTAATATATTCTATTATTTTTAAGTAGTCGGAATTTCTGTATATTTTGTATACGTTTGGAGTCACGCATCTGATAGCGGCCAACCCAGGTTTAGAATCTTCAAATCCTATTATATGATCATTCCTTTTACCGTATAAATCTATAGCTAATTGATAACATTCGGAATCTGGTTTTTTATTTTTGTAATCTTCACGTACAATCCAGTTTTTCAAGTTGTTTAGAATTGGAACCCTTTTCTTAAAATGTTCAACAACTTCTTTATTAGTGTTAGTCACGACAGCATGATTGATATTGTTATTTACTATAAACTGTATAAATTTATCAGCATTTTTTATAAGATTTATATTCTCAGTTTTTAACATTTCTTCTAATTTTAATTTCTTCAGACGTTTTGAATTTGGATAATCTTCGAGTATATAATCTATCCCGTATGTGGTAATTATATATCTGACATACGATTCACTCAAATCTAAAACTTTTGCCCATGCCTTATGATGTAAAGGTTCACTATCGATCAGAGTTCCATCTAAATCTATGAGAAATAGCATCTTATTTAAAGTACTGGTTCAACTTTAAGTAAATGTCAAGGGTTTGTGTATTAGGTGCAAATGGTTTTATAGGTAAAAATTTAATCGGGTGTAACAAAACTTGGACGGGTGTTACGCGAAAGGATTTGGACCTTACGGATCAGAACGCAGTCGCCAACTATTTTAAATGTCATACATATGACGTTGTTATTCATTGTGCGGTTATAGGTGGAAGTCGTTTAAAAAAAGATGAGGGAGACGTGATATGGAAAAATATACTCATGTTTGAAAATGTAGTTAGGGTATTCAAAGGTAAACTCATTTACTTTTCGAGTGGTGCAGCTCTTAGAGGTAACCCTCCCACAGACCCATACGGACTTTCCAAATGGATTATTGATAGACGCATTGAAACCACACCAAATACACATTCATTACGTATATGGGGGTGTTATGGTCCCGGAGAACTACCCACCCGATTTAGCGCTATTTGTAAACGAGAAGGACATATAGTCATCGATCGAGATAAATATTTCGATTTTATTGATATTGAAGATGTTATAAAAATTGTTCATGAATATGTAACATCTAAATGGGTCATGCCCAAGACTTGTAATCTCGTGTACCCAAAGAAACTTTTACTTTCTCAATGGGCCGAAAAGTTTGGTGCCACATGGGAAGTGAAAGATACAAGTGTTTTAAGTGAGAGTTATATAAAGGAGAGATAGATTTGTATATCAATGGAAGTTAAATCTATATTTCGAACCTACAATGTTGATTTCACAGATGAAAAGCCATCCATAGGTAAAAATGATGTTCTCGTTATAGATTCTATTGTATTTAGTCTTTATGAAAATCGTTACAAAAACGCTCAAAATATTTTCAAAATTGAAGCCCGTGAAGGTATAAAAAATATGAATACAGTTCTTAATCTTGTCGATTATCTCATGGAAATTGGGTTTACGAAGAAGGATACATTGTATGTAGTGGGTGGTGGCATAACACAAGATATCGCATCTATGTGTGCAGCTATTTTCAAGAGGGGTATTGATTGGGTCTTCACACCTACCACTCTCTTATCTATGTGTGACAGTTGCATAGGTTCAAAGATGGGTGTTAACCATAATGGAAGTAAAAATCAACTCGGAACATTTTATCCACCGAAGAGGGTCGTAGTAGATGTTTCATTTTTACGAAGCCTTAGTGAACGAGATATACAGTCAGGACTCGGTGAAATTTTAAAATTGTACGCACTTGGTGATATTCCATGGGTTATTGACGACATGGAAGAAGCACTGAAAAAATGCCTTTTGATTAAAAAGAAGATCATAGAAGAGGATGAACTCGAAAAAACGATTCGGCCGTGTCTAAATTATGGTCATACATTTGGTCATGTATTCGAGAGTATATCAGATTTTAAGATTCCACATGGCGTCGCAGTTTTGATTGGTATGTACGTAATAGACAGATATTTCGACGTCGACGTGATAAAATATGGACCTTATATGCATATCATTAAGAAGTATTGCAAATATATAGTATTGGATAATACACTCATTTTTAAACACCTCAAAGAAGATAAAAAAGTACTATCGGATGAGATTACACTCATTAAGTGTCGAGAATTCGTAAAGGTTAAACTTGATGAGACTTTGGTTAAAGATGTGATGTCAATTGTCAGTAATGAACTTGTACCTTGACCTTGGGGCCACTCACGTCAAGGTGATGTATGAAGGTAAGGTTCAAATTTTCGAATACTTGACAAAGGAGAAAGTAAATGTAAGTCAATTTTCCAACTTTGTCAAGAATATTTTAAAAAAATTCACATTTTCTAAACTCTTTGTATGTTCACAAATGCATGGATTTTATATAAAGGGGGAAACTAATTATGTTTCGTGGATGTGTGAAGACGAGGAACCAATTTCGAATGAGTTGGTGGATACGGGTTTATTTCCATACCATGGTCTACCATATTTCAATTCTAAAAAGTATGAAAAGGGTACTATGTGTACACTCGTAGATACAATTCTCGATGACATGTATCATATTTCCCATGAAACACTCGAATGCGGAACTGGTTTTTACGACATGAAAAATAAACACCAAAAGGAATCGAGGTTCATTCTTCCCTCCGTCATAAAATATGGCCCGGTGCCATGTGGAAAAGTAAATGAGTCGGTTGTGTATGCACCACTCGGTGATTTACACGCTGCAGTTTTGGGTATAGATCGAGAGTTGGAAATTGAAGACGTTATTGTAAACCTGGGTACAGGTTCACAAGTTATACAGATTAATAAAACGTATAGAAGTGATACAGAAAATCGTCCATGTTTCGATTATATTCTAAATTGTATAACTCATATACCATCCGGAAGAAGTATGAAATTTTTCAAAGATTTATTTGATTTACCTGAATATTCTACATTACTTTTTGAAGATGTCGTTAAATCCACCGAATTCATAAATCTTGGGTATTTTAAAAGTGCATACAATTTTAACAATGGTGGAACAATTCAGACTATTAACGAGAGTACCACTAAGTACACAATAGCTTGTAGTCTATTGCGGTGTTACGTACAACAATATGTAAATATTCTCAATTTAAAGTTCAAAACTAGATCCAGGATATTTTTAACGGGTGGTATCGCCAAGAATATACCAACGATTAGACGATTATTTGAATATTACTTAAATGAAAGTGTTACGGTAGAAGATAACGACACACTTAAAGGTCTCTATAAATATAGTAAGTATGACGACACTTGTTTTTGGTTCAACAGGTAGTGTGGGACGTTACATATGTGCACAATTTTTAGATGCTATTCGATTAAACCGTGAACATTACGACCTTTCCAAACCAGACGATTTCACGGGTTTGGAAACATTCGATAACATAAAGTGTATTATTTGGTGTACCGGTATGAATACAAATGATTCCATAGGTTCTTTAAATAGTCAAACGTATGACGATATGATGAATGTAAACGTAAATAGTATTGTTAAATCTATCGACTATTTTGAACGCACCGGGAAGCTTGTGAATGGTGCGAGATTGTGTATAATCAGTTCAATTTTACAAGAGGTTGGTAGAGTAAATAAATTATCGTATTGTGTTTCAAAGAGTGCCATAGGTGGGCTTGTTCGTTCCGCCTCTGTTACACTGAAAAAAAAGGATATACTTATCAACGCTATATTACCGGGTCCTATTGATAACGAAATGACAAAAAGAACGTTATCAACACGAGAATATGATTCACTGAAACATAACTTTACGAATTGTGAGGATATTTTAAATATGTGTACATTACTTTGTTTTATTAATAATGGTATCACCGGTCAGTCTATATGTATAGATAATGGACTTTCAGTAAATCTTACATACTGATTCAAGATATTTTCCATCAAAAAAATTGTGTTTATTTTCGTTAAACACACACATGAGAATATTGAAACATTTTGAAAATGTAAAATCGTACTTTTCTATGAGTGTGATTGCATAGTTTACATGCATCGAATACATCCCCGTAATGAAATATAACACGTGATTGTTTTTATAACTACCAATCCACTTCTCACAGTATTCTAGTACCGGAAGAAGTTGATATTCATCCTTGTCTTTCATTATGGTATGCGCGATGAGGAGTTCTGTTTTTGCATTACCCGAACCTCTACCAATACCACCCATCGTACCGTCGATTATCGCGACACCGTTATAATACGAATCGATACTTTTTACTGTTGCGTTTAATAGATTGTCATGTGCATGAAATCCAATCTTCCCGTCGTATGATTTTTTTATCACGTCGAGAATATAATTCATTTTCATTATACCAAGATTACCATATGTATCGGCTATGTAAAAATAGTCGGCCTCACACGGAGAAATGAGTTTACACGTTTCCTCTATCTGGGTATCCGACATCTTATCGATACGCCCAATATTAATAGTTACCTCATACCCAAGAGATTTAAGCTTTGAAACCATTTCACACGTTTCTTTTAAGAGTTTTACATTTAGTTTGGAATCATCCTTGTCAATACAGTGATATGCTACGAGAACTCGAACCATAGAAATCAAAGATTCCTTTTTGGGTACGAAGTCATCAATCGTGAATGTTCCCATCTGAGCCATAACGGCGACTTTCGTATCTTCGCTTATGATCTCCGATAGTGTTTCGTTTATGAGACTCTCGGGTGTATGGTACCAAACACCAAAACCTTCTTCGGGGGATGTACGTCTAAAACCAACCTCCGTGTATTCAATACCGGCATCTTTACATGCGATATAACTCTCTACGACCTGTTCTTTTGAAAAATTCCAGTTATTGGTATAACCACCGTCTCGAAGAGTACAATCGAGGATTCTCATTTAATGATATTGTCAAACCATCTTTAAATTCGTTTGATGAACATATGCCTGTTTAATTCCGTATCATCGAGGAATGGTGCCATCTCTTCATGGGGCATATTTTTAAATGTACCATCTTCCATAGGTTTATTCGATACTCTAGGAAATCTTCCTTGAACGTTACACTCTATTTCAACTATCAAGGGTCCATCAGTGTGTTTGAGATAATCCACATCTCGGTCATACTTTACCTTGTAGTACGGTATATCATATGCTCTAGCTACTTTTTGTATATTACAAAACGATATGTCACTCTTTGAACTAGTTCCAAACTCTCGATTGAATACGTTATTTTGTGTGACCTTAATTGCACCATATCCGTTGTTGTTAAAAACGATGATAGTTATCGGTAATTTATGGTGTTTTATAGTTTGTAATTCCTGTATATTAAATTGAAAGGAACCATCCCCGAGTATAGGAAATGTCCGTTTACCGTGCATGGATGCACCTATAGCCGTCGTCATCTCATACCCCATGTCACCATGACTACTCGTTATAAATCTGTCACCGTACTTGTATTGATACATATGCCATATGATATTGTAGATGGAACCTGACGAGGCGGTCACGATACTGTTTTTCTTTTTATGTTTGAAAAATGTATTAAGGTGTCTATACGGACATATCAATAACCCCTCCTTTTCCGGGAGTTCATTTGCCCATATTATTTTCCACTCTAACGTTTTAGAAATCCATTTCTCTGAAATATTAGTCAGTGGTAATTCAACACTGAAAAATGTTTTCAAATCCATATTGACGTGGATATCTACACCTTTTTGTTTGAGAAATTCTGATTTGTCAATATCGACGTACAATATCTTAGCCTCTCGCGCAAACAAATCTCTGTTGTAACCGGTTATACCTTTAGACAATCGACAACCTAGACACAGTATTAGATCTGCATTTTGAATCGCAAAATTTCCAGCTCTATTTCCAACTATACCAACTTTTCCGATGTAAGTATCCCCTATATCACTACCAAAAAAGCTTACTACGTATGGAAGTGTAAATCGTCTAAGGAATCTATGAAATTCATCTTTCGTTTTAGAGAGGTGAATCCCATTTCCAGCTAACACGATAGGTCGTTTAGAATTGGCCCATAAACTAAGAAACTCACTAGGAATCAAATATTCTTCATTTACGTTTGTATCTGGTGCGATGTAACGTTGGAGTGTATCGGGTACGTCCATAGTTTGTACATCAACTGGTACTGATAACCACACCGGTCCAGTTCTACCCGTTGTTAGATTATGATAACAACGTTCTAGTTCATACAGAACTTTGCCAGGTTCTGTTAATTCTACTGCGTATTTGGTTATACTTTTCACGGATTCTACAATGTCACAATCTGAACCAAAATATCCACGATCTATACCACCACGTGATCGAATGTTATCTTTACTCTGCACCTGACCACTGATGAAGAATACAGGAACACTGTCTTGGTAAGCAATTAAACATGGGGTGATGGCATTCGTGGCACCACAACCAGATGTTACACAGCATATACTTGGATTATGTTCATACGATGACCAACCGAGTGCTGCATAACCAGCTGGCTGTTCTCCATGTGTGTATGTTACGTCAAGTTTTTGTCCAAATGAATCGTTAAGGTGCATAGCAAACCCACCAGTCACAGAAAAACATTTTGTTATGCTCTTATCAATGAGGAAATTGGTGATGTAATCAGACACCTTCATATTTATTTAAAGGTAAGTAGCTTTAATTAACAATAATGACCGTTTATCACGGTCAGGCTTTACAAGACAAGTTTGTTTCGAATATTTTAAAGAAAAAGAAGAATGGAACATTTTTAGAACTTGGAGCCAACCATCCTATCGATATAAATAATACTTATACCCTCGAAAAGGATTTTGGATGGAGTGGTATTATGATTGAATTCGATGAGAAGCACCTCAAAGATTATGAAGAGCATCGAAAGGATAGTGTACACGTCATTTCAGACGCGACTAAGATTGAGTATAAGAAACTCCTAGAGGAGAATAACATGCCAAAAAATATCGATTATCTCCAAATTGATTTAGATGCCGGTAACGGATCCACTATGGAAGCACTAGAAAAGATGGATAATGAGATTTTTGATGACTACAAATTTGCCGTCATAACTTTTGAACATGATTATTACTGCGCGGGTGACTATAAATCAACCCGAGAAAAGTCTAGGGAAATATTCAAGAAGCGTGGATATGTATCTGTATTTAACGACGTACACGACCGTGAACCAGATGTCGTATATGAGGACTGGTACGTACACCCAGACCTTGTCGACATGGAATATGTGAAGAAATTGAAAATCAATAATGTTCCCAAATATATCGACAATAACATGACTGGTAAGTCTATCGATTGGAGAAGTATTTGCTATGAAGATGATGTCAAGATTACGTACTCTATTCAAGTATGTAACGAGTCTCGAGAACTTTTCTCACTTTTAAATTTTTTGGTTAAAACAATAGACTACGTTGATAATATTCACGTTGTTGTCGACAGTCTACACAAAACCGACAAGGTTCAAAAAGTTTTAGATTATTTCAAAAAGCATATAACCGTTTTTGAACGCCCATTTGATTCCTTTTATAAAAACGCGTGTTACCACAAGGAAGTTGCCACCGGTGAATACATTTTTGGTATAGACGCAGATGAGATGCCACAGGAACTGCTCATCAAGAGTATCAAACAGGTTATTTCTACGACGGATAGTGAAGTTATATTCATTCCAAGAATAAATATTCATCCGGGTATCACACAAGAATTTTTACACACATGTAAACAGTTCAAGGTTAATGAGATGGGGTGGATTAACTGGCCAGATTTCCAGGGACGTATTTACAAAAATGTAGACCACATTAAGTGGTCCGATGAGATTCATACCAAACTGATGGGGACAGATAAGGCTATCGGTCTCAAACCCACTCCTCAGCTCGCCATGTGGCATATAAAGTCGATGGAAAAGCAACAGAGTAGATGGATAGAGAATGAAGACAGTAAAAAGGGATATTGTGACGGTGGATTTGATATAGCACCACCTTCTACTGATAATATATATGACGAGTTGATGTAACCTAAGTTAAAAGAATTTCTACAGAAAAGATATGATTAATGAACATGCAGAGTTCAAAGATGCGTGTCAGGAACTGGAGACGCGCATCGAAGAAATAGCGAACGACATACAATGTTTTCCAACTGATTATAAACTGGCTGAAAAATATATAAAAATTGATGATGAAATATGTGAAGTTTCAGAGTGGTATCAAGATAAAAGGCGTGAATTGATTAATTTCGAGAAATCCTATCAGTACGAACGAAGAATCATGGATGCGAAAGTCACAAGACTCAACGAAAGTTTAAAAAAATTCAACAATGTTGTTCAATCTCTTAAATTACAAGAGTTTTCTCGTGGCCAACACGGAGGGTCGTATTCACGATTATCTCCATACCTGCATCAGTGAGATTCTTACAAAATGCAACATCCTCTGAACATGTATCTCTGATCGTGACCCCATCTTTACCTTCAATCTCTATGAGAGGGTAGCTAAAGTATGGATACTTCAACTTCTCTATAACCTCCTTACGACACGCGAAGAATCCCATGCCGTTATAAGCGACTGAAACGAATTTGGGAGCGCCTTCAAAGTCGTCAACTTTTACGAATTGAAACGTTCCCATCTTCTTGAAATAGTCTACATTCCATTCCTTGACACACGCGTAATGTTTCAAGTCTTCCATTCTGTACACTCCCGATACAACGGGGTGAGTGTTTGTGTCCTCTATGAGTTCTATGACTTGTTCTGGAGAGAATACGATATCGGAATCGATTGTGAGCCATACGTCATAGTCTATTTTTCCATCGAATGGTTTTTGATCAATACCTTTAAGAACATCAAGACCGAGAGTTTTCATTCGTGAAAATGTAACATAGCTCGAATATTCGTTTGTCAGTATAACATCATACCCCCGGGATTTCATTATCATCATCGTATTGAGAAGATTCATCATAAATCTCCCAGAATATGTTCGACCAGGTAGTGCGATGATGACCTTCGTCATTTTGATAGAATACCAAGCACTTCTTTAACCGCTGGATGACGAACAATGTCATCATCTCCCATTTCCACATGTTTTATATAATCGAGCTCCATACATTGCATTTTGTACACTAAATTTTCAAGACCATTATCCCCTTCCAAGTCAGATTGTTCTAAATCACCTGTTACTACTATTTTTGTACCCTCACCTAGACGTGTAAGGAGGAGTTTCATTTGATTTGGTGTACTATTTTGCATCTCATCCGCAATGATTAAAGTGTGATTAAATGTTCGACCTCTCATATATCCCAGTGGTTCAATACAAATACACCGATCCATCTGATTATGTGTCATAGACTGTTCAAAAATGTCATACATCGGTCTTGTCCATGGTTCCATTTTTTGATCCATATCACCGGGTAAGTATCCCATGTCTTCATCTGCGGCAACAATTGGTCTAGTTAAAACAACCCGTGCTCTGGGATGTTTCAAAATATGTTCAGTCGCGATGTTACATGCGAGCATAGTCTTACCGGTACCTGCAGGTCCGGTCCCTATGATTATAGGTTTATTAGATCTCAAAGCTAACACATATTTACATTGACCAGCTGTTTTGGGGAAGTTCATATATTAATTAAAGATTTTTTCCTTATATAATTTAAATGGACTTTCACTTCATAAAATTAAACTATAACGGTACGTATCTTAGTTTAGTGGATCCTAATTCGAAATCTCGTTTCGTGTGTTTTTCCGATAAGGATATGGCGATGAAGTGTGTAGACTATGCAGCAGAATTTAGAGCAAGAAATCGTATATGGCCCTCATTGGATATGTCTTCAGAAAATAGAAAGTTAGAATTAAATGAAGAAGTAAAATTTCCATACGGTTCTCCTCGAATTATAAAACGTTCATTGGATATTGAAACATTTGATTTCACCACTTTAGATAAAATAGCATGTAGAACAAACGTCTCATTTTACTGTATAATAGCTTTTGACGTAATTTTTCGTAATGATAGTGAAAGTATAAAAATGTCCGGACAAGAGATGGATGGTGTCGCTAACCCAGAAGATTTTGGTGAGTGGATGGATTTTAGCTTAAAAATAAAGTGACCTGTAATATAAAATGTGTGGGATCTTTGCACTTTTTGGTGAAGAAGTAGAGGCTGGATATCACCTTCTTCATCATCGTGGTCCCGATGATTACAGTACCCGAACACTTGGAAAATGTCGTATGGATTTTTATAGACTCGCAATCAATGATCTCACACCCACAGGTATGCAACCTTTTAAGAGTGATAAATCTATGTTGATATGTAATGGTGAAATCTATAATCATAAGAAACTTAGAACTGGATTTGAAAAGGGTACCAGTGATTGTGAAGTTTTAATACCAATGATCGAATATTTAGGCGTTTTGGAAACTCTTGATGCGATAACTGGTGATTTTGCATTCGTTTATACTGATGGTAAAAAAGTTATTGCTGCGAGAGATCCAGTCGGTGTAAGACCGTTATTTTATACCCGATACGCAGAGAACTCTATTGCATTTGCGAGTGAAGTAAAGGCTTTGCTTTTTTTAAATTCTAAGATTGATATTTTCCCACCTGGTCACATCTACGATTCTTATCTCGATGACTTTGTATGTTATCACAGTGGATATTGGCGCGTTAATAAATATGTAAATGACTGCACCCCCGGTGAGATGCGTGAAACATTTGAACGTTCAGTACATGAACGCCTCGCAACAACAGAACGAGATATCGGTTTTCTTCTTTCGGGCGGTCTTGACAGTAGTCTCATAGCTTCTATTGCAACTAGAAAATTGGGTAAAATTAAAACGTTCTCAATTGGGTTGGATGGAAGCCCTGATCTTGAAGCTGCTAGAAAAGTCGCCAAGTATTTAAACACAGAACACACAGAAGTTAAATTTACAGTAGGTGAAGGTATTTCTCACATAAATGATGTCATTCATTCACTCGAATCTTATGATACGACAACTGTACGCGCAAGTACACCTATGTGGCTTCTGTGTAAATATATTAAACAGAAAACGAATTGTCGGTATATTTTTTCGGGTGAAGGGAGTGATGAAATTTTAGGTGGATATCTATATTTTCATAGTGCACCAGGTGTTGAAGAGTTTGCATCGGAAAATATGAGACGTCTTCGACTTATTCACCAATTTGATGGGCTACGCGCTGATAGATGTGCGGGTGCCCACGGTTTAGATCTTATTGTACCATTTTTGGATAAGACGTTTATTGATTATTGTATGAGAATCAACCAAAATGGAAAAATTGGTAAAATCGAAAAACGCATACTTCGCGAAGCCTTTGAGGGGTATTTACCGCATGACATACTGTGGAGACAAAAGGATGGTATGAGTGATGCAGTTGGTACAAATTGGGTTGACGAGATTAAGAAATACGCAGAAGGAGAAATCGATGATGCAACGTTCAGTGAAATACGTATGAAATCAAATTATCACAATATACCACTAACTAAGGAGGAAGCTCTATATCGTCAAGTATTTTGGCGAATGTACGGACGTGAGAATGATCATCTCATCTCAGAAATATGGAGACCTAAATGGACTAAAGTTACCGATCCGAGCGCGCGCTTACTTATAGAAAAGAATCGTAGATAGATATATGGCTTCGTTTGTCAGAAGTTTCGATTGTAAAAACCAGGAACACGTTCTATGGTTAAAAAAACTTGGAGAAACTACAGCTCAGTCTCTGAGTGGTGGAAAAGCCGACCTCATTAAAGTTATCGCCGATAATCCCTTACCAGACAAACCATCTATGGACAATGTGATGGAATTCGCATATATACATTTTCAGTTGTGTATGAAGTATACAAACGCGGTATTAAACGGAGATGCTTTCATCCCCACTACAAAATGAGTTGTATTCGTCTAATGTAAAGTCTTGTGGTTCAGAATTTTCATCCATACGTACGAGGAGAATTTTGCCATATGTATCCTCTTTGTCGAATGGGTAAGGTAAAATGTTATCATTTTTAGTTGTCGCATTTTCAGCTTTCATAATGACGACATCTATATCAGGCCATTGCCCGATAAAAGTCTGACGTCCACCCAATAGTTTAAAAATTTCATTTTTAACGGGAGTTATATCTAGGTCTATTTCTTGCACATGACCTACATCTTCATGAACAAGAATCGCTTTAGTCATCTTAAATACAATCATAAAAAAATCTCAGTAAACTTTAAAATGAATGCAACTAATCGCGCAGGTATAAAATATATCATAATTCTGTTTGTAGCTATCGTTCTTCTTGGTTTTTTAACACGTAACGAAAAGTACGTCGCTGATGGCTCTGGACGTTTAGACTACCATTACGTGACAAATGCGTACGATTCCAACCCCGAGCGCCGCGTTTCTGGGGTTTTCGATAACTGTTCTCCTGAAAATATGGAGGATTGTAAACTTAGCAATCCTTATGAAGGTCTTCCGTTGCCCTAAGTGGTTTAAAAATAGTGTAAATATATAGAATAAGAAAATGAACTCCACACGTGAGTTTGTTATTGGTAAATTATCTACCCTTCTCGACGTCACAAAAGATGATAAGATATGTACAGATCTCGAGAAGTGTATACTGAACCATTCACATGATAGATGTCATAGTCAACCTGCTTGGGATAATCCTCACTTTACAAGTATTTATAAGCATAAGTTTTTGTCTATTCAAAAGTGTTTAATAAATTCGGAAGAATTGAAGCAAAAAATTAAATCAAGGGTGGTGAGTGTTATAGATCTAATGGATATGAGACCTGAACAATTATGGTCGGATGGTCCATATGCCAAATTACAAGAGGAAAGAATTCATAAAGACTTGAGAAAGCAATATCTCGCCAAAGAAGCGAAAGATAGTTTGGTCGGTTTTTTTACATGTGGGAGATGCAAATCTAAGAAAACCACGTATTATCAACTTCAAACACGCTCCGCGGATGAACCTATGACAACTTTTGTAAGTTGTCTCAATTGTGAGAAAAATTGGAAATGTTAAGTCCATGTTTAGACTCTGTAAGGTCTGTTGGCATGTCACCAACAGATAAAATGAAGTTATAAGGCAATTGTTTTTTCATTAGACCCTTTGTTTCTGCACTAGTAAATCCTAGATAGTCATATACAATTTCATATTCTTGTAATTGATTTACAGTCCATTTAATAACGTGTCCCAACCCTGGTCGAGCTGTGATGATTACAATTTTGTATCCCATAGCACGCGCTCCATGTAAAAGATTGATTATAGGTATATTTGGTCTTCCGTCCGTAAAAATAAGAGTATCGTCTATATCAAACATAACCGCATCATTTGGTGCAATTTCCCTGTTGGATATATAATGTATACCCCAATTCTTCAAGTTTTCCATTAATGTTATTAAAGATTTAAAATTTAAACATAATAGACATGATTGTTGACGTCATATGTGATGATGATACTACACAAATAGCTCGTGTTGTACAAGAAAATGAACACAACTACGCCGTTAATTTTCTAGAAAGAGTTCATTCAAGTGTATTTAATTTTAGCCAAAACGTAGAATCTGTGAGTAAAGAGTCTGTTTCTGGGTTTTATGATGTAGATAACTTAGAAAAGACTGGTCTTTATATACATACTCAACGGGGGTATGAAATTATTGATGACAGTGAGGATGAAGATTTTACATGTAGTGGAAGTGAAACCGATGAGAGTGAAGATGATGTATCACTCGTTGATGAAGATGAAACCTAAGTTGGTATATTTTTATATGAGAAATATAACAATGGAGTACAAGGAACCCAAAAAGCGTGTGACTAAGAACGACAAGAAAAACAAAAAAGGTGTTTACACTTCAAAACATATTCGAAATATACTTAAACAAAAGGAGACAGCTATGTCTAAGAGAAACGATGGCCCCGTATCAACCCCCGAACGCCCACTACTCCCAAATGGACGTGTCTGAGTACACAGAGGATCAAATTTTCTCATTCATCGGTAAAACTGGTAAAAAGTTTTACTGGCTCACACAGAAGCTTGGTCTTGATTATCTGTGGTATGACAGAGGGCGAAAAGTTATTGAAATTTGGGGACCACTTTACACACATATGAATCAGCAATCTGCTCATTTGATTCGATGTGAACTAGACTTTTTTCTACAACCTAAGTTAGAGGATAAAATCTCCGAAAATCAAGATGAGCATGTACAAACGACCGTCGCAGCGTGTTAGGGTTGAGCCCAAACCTTACAAGGGTGGTATATCTGACGATTCGTTTATTGGTAGTATTCTTCAGTCCAAACCCACAATACAATATAAGTTTGTGAAAGGGCCTGTATATCATCAAGATGATTATTTAAAATTACTGGAAGCGAATTATAAAAAAATGGGTCTTCCTTACGTAGACCCACAATTACCTATAATACAGCCAAGGGTGTACCCAGAACCACCAAAAGAACCAGAACTTACGTTTGGTGATCGTATTCAAGTAAATCTTCGAGTGTTAAAAAGTGGTATTGTGAGAGTGAAAATTAACTCTGCTATTGCGGAATTATACGCTAAGTACTATAGACATGCTAAAAGACCACCGTTTAAAATGGTTCTACAAGCATACAAATCACACGGGTTTAGTAAAGAATATTTACAAAGGATTGAAAAAAATAATGAAAAACGAAAAGATTTGTATATCCGGATTGAAAAGGTGTTTACTAAAATATTTGACAAGGAACCTATGAAAAAAGTAAAAAAGAAAAAGAAGGAGGAAGAGATTGTTGAACCAGTTGAAGACGAGGATATACCCTCAAAGTCTGATGAACCCGAAGAGGAGGAAACTTTAGATGTTGAACCAGATGAAGATGAAGATGAAGTGGAGGAGGAGTATATCTCCGATGGAGAATAAAGTGCACCTAAGTAGCTGTATCATTTTAATAAAAACATGTCATGAATATATTCTTTTTATCACTACTCCCAATAGAAATTGCTTATTGGTCATGTGACCAACACGTCGTCAAAATCCAATTGGAAATATGCCAAATGCTTTACACTGCGTGGCATTTTTCCAATCAGGAACAGTTTGTACATGAAAACGCACCGTATACAAAAGATGGTACATCGAGAGGGTATCGCCCAGCTCATAAAAAACATCCTATGACCATGTGGGTAGGATCAAGTTTGGAGAATTATCTCTATGCATGTAGGATTGGTATCGCATTAACACTGGAATATACACGAAGATATGGTAAAATCCACACGTGTAGTCGACACCTTCTTTGGTTATTAGATAACCGACCATCTCATTTTGAAGAAAGAAAGAGTGAAAAGGCGTATTACTCAAAAGAGGGTATTCCGGAATGTATGCCCGAACAATACCATCGAGAGAGTATTATCGATGCGTATCAACTGTATTATATGATGGATAAAATGTCTTTCGCGCGATACAAAAACACACCCTCCGGTCTCGGTTCTGGTTTGTCGTATCCCAAAGATTCTAAGAAACCAGCTACCGGACTGTTTTCAAAATCGTGAATTTCAACGAGTATAGTCGGCATGTATTTTTTAATAGTCTCCTTAGCACCCTCTAGAACTTGTAATTCATGCTCTTCGACATCAATTTTTATGAATGATGGTTTTCCTTTGTAAATGTCATCCAATTTTTTACACTTAACCATAATAGATTCACCTTTCATATCTTCATCGAGATGAAAGCTCGTACCCCCGTAATTTATATGTGTATTGGATTGACACCCTTTACCTGGTATGAAAATTTCAGTCGTCGTGTCTTCGTTGGAAAGTGCACATGGGTGGATAACGATAGAATGTTTCAACGCATTATTTTGTGCATTTTTTATAACCACGTCATGATACACTGGTTCAAATGACACGACTGGTCCGTAATCAGAAAACATCAGAGAGTTGTATCCTATATTTGCCCCTATGTCTAGGATTTCAGTTCTATCGACATAGTATTTTTCCAAGTCTTTACGCATCCATGCATCCCATTCGTGTCCTTTTGATATAGCATTTCCTATATACTCATCACCTTCTATCACGAATACGTTATATTTTCCATTGTTTACTAACTCGAGTTTTAAAGTCATCTTATTTAAAAGTAAAAAATATCTTTAAATAAGAATGTCATGTCCACATGGTATAAACTTGATTCGTTGTACCACGTGTAATAGTGGTCCTTTGTGTATACATGGAGACTTGAGAGAGATGTGTGAAACATGTGGGTATTTTGAGATGTGTCAACACAATAGACGAAAGATGAGATGCCACGTATGCCGAAAAAGTGGGTTAAAACAATCACCACTTTACTATAAAGTATGTTCAGTATTGGAAAAAGTATCGCGACACGCTTTACCGCACCAACTGTCAAAGTTGATACCAAAGAACGAAAGGTGGAATACCATCCAAGAACATATACACAGTTTATCCAAGGGCTCAAGAACCGTGAACTCCCTTCCGTGATTGTACGACCCAACAAGAACATAGCTGTATTTCAGGAAGAGAATGGGGATTATGGTGATGTATCAATTCCACAGAATGAACAGTTATGGCAGACCCTGATGGAAAGTGAGACTGAAGTTCTCGTGGATAATACCCAACCTGTATCTCTTATCGAGAATGTCGTCATGTTCTTCTTCATCGCTTACATATTTACCCTTGGTCGTACCCTATTCGCCCCAAGAGGTGAGGGTGGTATGGGAATGCCAAATCCTTTCATGAAGTCTGCTGAATTTAACATGGAAAATGAGGTTACTACACGTTTCAAGGATGTTGAGGGTATCGACACAGCTAAGGATGAGCTCGAGGAAATTGTCGACTTTCTCAAAAACCCTGAAAAGTACTATGGAAGTGGTGCCCGTATCCCACGTGGCGCCCTCCTCGCCGGTGCTCCAGGTACTGGTAAGACTCTTCTAGCTCGTGCTATCGCGGGTGAATCGAGTGTACCTTTCCTCCAGTGCTCTGCCGCGAGTTTCATTGAGATGTTCGTCGGTGTTGGCGCTAAGCGCGTCCGGGAACTCTTTGAGCAAGCGCGCGAAAATCAACCGTGTATCATCTTCATTGATGAGATTGATGCGGTGGGAAAGAAGCGCGGTGGAACTACTACACCTGGTAATGATGAGCGTGAGCAGACTATCAACCAGCTTCTCACTGAGATGGATGGTTTTGACAATGAGACTGGTATCGTAGTGATTGCTGCGACAAATAGGATTGATATCCTAGATGATGCACTGCTTCGCCCCGGTCGTTTCGATCGTAAGATTCAGGTGTCCCTTCCAAGTGTTAAGGGTCGCCTCAAGATCCTCGGTGTCCACGCTCGTGGTAAGAAGTTTGCGCCTGATGTACGTCTTAAGACCATCGCTAAACAGACGACTGGATTCTCTGGTGCTGACCTCGCAAACTTTCTCAACGAGTGTGCTATTAGGGCTGTGAAGGATGGTGACGGTACCATCACAAACGACATTACTGAGAATGTCTATCAGCGTATTGTCGTTGGGGCTAAGGGTGACGTGAAATACTCTTTTCGTAAGAAGGAGCTTGTGGCGTACCATGAGGCTGGACACGCCATTATCGGTGTTCTAGTGCCAGACTATGACAAAGTTCGAAAGGTTTCTATCATGCCCCGAGGTGCTGCGGGTGGTGTGACCTTCTTCCAACCCTCTGAGGATAACGCGGACAGTCCATTCTATACGAAAGAGTACCTACTCGCTCAAATCCTCGTTGCCCTAGGTGGCCGTGCAGCTGAGGAGGTTATCTATGGAGCCAATCGTGTCACAACTGGTGCGAGTTCTGATTATGCTAGGGTGTATGAGATTGCGCGTGAAATGGTGACGACCTATGGTTTCGGTAAGAATAAGTATGATTACCGTAACCTGTCTCCATCTGCCGCTCTTAAGGTGGATAACGAGATTGAAACCATCGTGTCACAGTGTTATAGGTATGCGCTCCAGATGTTGAAGGATAACAAGGACAAGTTGGAAGAACTCAAGGATTTACTCATCGAGGAGGAGATCGTCGATGGGGAAGTCGTGTATGATATGCTTGGACAGGGTCGTTGTAATTCGTTTGACTGTTCAGTTAGTTTTGATTGACATACTCTGTAAATTCCTTAAATAGAGTACCTAAAAGTTTAAAACTCTCTGTGTTACCAGTTGGTTTATTTGGGTGAAGTTTAAGTGATGCCTTTCTATAAATCGTAGTACCTTTCTTTTTTTTATCATTTCTGCTCATGGTACTGAATGCGACGTTTGACCAATTTTTCTTTACATTCTGAATCAGAGCATTTGCTTGAGCCTTCCTGGCATTCGCCGCGGCTTTTTCGGCATTTGCTTGAGCCTTCTTGGCATTCTCAGCAGCCTTCTTAGCAGTTTTGTTAGCGGCGTTAGTCTTATTACGACGATTTGAAGTTTCACCCCTAGATGCAGCCCGTGCCGCTCTCTCCGCAGCAGCGAGAGCAGCAGACCTCTCAACGGCTGCCTGACGGGCTGTATTCATCTCTTTTTTGGCAGCTTCTGCCGCCTTCTTTGCTTTTGCCTTTGCCCTCTCTTCAGCGGCTTCGGCTCTTGACCGTCTCACAGCTTCGTTTCTTGCAAGATTATTTGCGTTTCTTGCGTTGTTCACCAACCACGCATTGGCCATCTCCACGTTCACCATAATACTATGTACTGACAAAAAAATTAGACTACCCTAGAAAACAAGTAGTTACGACAAGTGTACTTATCATATGAACCCATCTTTCTATTTTTAAAAATCATTTTTCCCTCCATTTCCAAGGTGACGAGTACATTTTTACTTGGAAGTAGATACACACAGTGATCGATATATTCATCAGTCATGGGTCCCAGTAATATTTCTTGAATTTCTTGATTCTCTTGATTCTCAAATTGACCCTCGATACCAGCACCACTCGGTAACAGTATTTTACACGTCGACATGAAGCATTTACAGCTTGGAATCTTCTTAATCGTGAATTTCACGTGATGGTCGGTCTTATTGACTAACACTATGTTGCGTTTGAGACCACACAATTTATGAATCCAACGCCCAGGTAAATATGTGGGACGTCTTTTTCGTTCATTCATAGACTTGGTTTCTAATGCCATACTTCGATCCAGTAGATGCATAGGTACCGGGGGGAGCTCAGGCTTTGGGGGGAGTTTGGGCTTCGGTTCTGGCTCCGGCTCTGGCTTGAAAAACATATCAAGTACGAACCCAGTCATTTGAAGTAACATCACAAATTATTTCTCAGGTGATAGTAGATATGAGTAATACAAATTGTGTTGTAAATAGTTCATCAATTGAATACGATCTTTCAAAATTAGCCCTCGACATAACAGGAAAGGGGGCGTTTGAAGCCGTATTTCTTAACAGTGTTCTTGATAAATTAAGAGGTGCTTGTCTTAATAGTAACAGAGTTTTCATAAAACAACAATGTAAAAGTATGTACCCGAATGTTAATTCTAAAAATTGGTGCAGATGGCTAACCTCTGTAGACCAAGAAAATCGTATATCTCTTACACATACACTTGAAAGGGGTAAGGTGCCAATCTTATACAATACACCTCGACTGTGTGATCCAGGTATTTCTATGAGTAAAAATTGGAGTTTACGAAATTACATCGAATCTCGTTTATATCTATTCAAGTATGTATATGATTATGGTAATGGATACAATCAAAACTCAAACGGTAGTGAAAACTGTGGCAACCCTAACGTTAAGAACGGTTCCAGCTGTTATCCAAGTGTTGTGTTCGATTTTAGACCATATCGTTATGCATTAACGTTACCTGGAGCTGAGAGGCGTATTTACGTGACTCAATGGATTACAGTTCCGGGAGCAACGGATAAAAAACCACCAGCGGCAGGATTTGTGCCTCATTCATCTTTAACAACATATCCACATAAGCCATCTCTCCCTAATAACTCGTCAAAAGTCTCTCGTGGTATATTTAAATCGCTTGTAGAGGCAGTCATTAGGGGTAAAAATTTGGGTAACGACCCAAAGAGTCTTTTAAATAACAAATATGAATTGGGTGCACACGGTTCTAACATAAAGAATGATAGTATCTACATCAACAAGTTTATTGAATTTATCGAAAAATACGACCGAGCTAAGTTTGCAGGTGAAGGTAATATTTTAATACCGAAAGCCAATACTCCTATGCAGATTATAAACATGACTGACGATGTTTTACGTGTAATATTTTACGATTTAGTTCACGATTCGGTTGTTAACAAGAATGAGTTTGAAGAATTTAAGAATAAATTTATAGGTGAATTCAACGATCCTGATTTTGGATTTGAGACGACGAGAGGAGGATCTGGTAGAATTGTAGAATATAAAACGTGGATAGGAGCAGGGGCTGCTTCAAAGTCTTTTAAAGCACATGGAAGCATACTTTCACCTAAGAAGGGTAAGACTAGTACTGGAGAAATTGTTGCTTTACAAAAGCCAGAAAGACAGTTTCCCGCCCTATTTAAAACACTTGGAGATTTGTCCCAGTTCATGTATGCCGGCAAATATAATACAATGGTTGGTAGTGGAGATAAAATGGGTATTGCGGCAGGTCTATACATAAATGCTAAAAACAGAAAAATAATTAAATGTATGATGGAAGATGCTATATCTGGTTTTATAATTTATACAGGTATGAAATCTGGTGATCTAGATTTCATATCTAAAACTGGTTGTGGTGGACCGCGTAATAAGGGTGGTGCATGCTATGGTAGACCGGGTCTAAATATTAACACAGATACACTTCAGAAACAAATTATAGATTCTCTTAGTCCACAAAAACGAAACGTTGCCATACAAATTAAACGCACTAGAGTTAATAGAGTCAAAAAACAACTTCAAACAAATGCAAAGTTACCAGGAGCAAATCAAAATAGAGTGAGGACACGAGCTACTAACCCCATTACTACACGTAATGCATTAATAGCTAAGTTAAATAACGCTAGACGAAAAGCCAATGTAGCTATTAAAACTCCTACCGCTAAATCCAATAACTCCCCAATGAACGTAAATAATAGTGCAAAAAGACGGAATAATCTTAATCGATACATCAACAATTTAAATAGTCAATTTACACAGGTTGGTCTTCCTAATAGATTAAATAAAACTGTTTATATGAATAAACTCGCTACTAGTAACACTGACACAAACTTAAATAAAATTAAACAGAACGCTTTGAATAATGTTAAATTATTAGCAACTAAAGGAGCGTTTAAACAATTGATGAGAAAAAATTACCCTAATCTTACCAATAATAATAGAAATGTGCTTAATAGGTTAATAAACGGAGCACCAAATAAAAATAAATTGGTGAATAATATAGGACCCTTTATCAGTAAAATGCAGGGGGAAAGACGGGCACAAAAACGTGGACGAAATAATTCTAATGATCAGTCTGAAAAGAAATCTCGGTCTATATAAATGGATGTTGTATTCACATATGGCCGATTCAATCCACCACATCTGGGACACAAGATGATGATTGAAGAGGTTATCAACAAAGCCAGTAAAATGAATAAGATACCAGTCGTGGTTGTA